AATTGTTTTCATGAAGCGAGGCCTCATGCAAGCAACGAACGGCCCACTGGCGCGACCGCTCCAAACGGCACCCGATACACTGTCCACAGGGAAGCTCCAAAGTACCATCAACACCACGCTTATTACGAGAAATAAACTTAACCGAACCATCCACCATACGAACCGCAGGCATGGGGTGGTAACAAGGCATTACAGACGCCAGCCACCCCGCATGGGCGCGCCAGCCATATTGGCAGCGGCAACGGTGCGGGAATTCCGACCGAACTTCTTAGCACTACGATGCTTATTCACAGCGTATCTTTTCATGAGGTTTCTCCAGGTTAAGTAAATAGACACCAAACGGTGTCACCTAGACCAGTTACATCAAGTAGAAAACTGGTCTAGAACCCATCATAGTCAATTAAACGGACTCTTTCAAATCCTTGGCACGGCACAACATCTGAGGTGGATCAAGCGGAGTAACCGCGCCCGTCTCATCATTAAAATAAGCAATCTCATACAACTCAAAATCACCCGGATGCTTGCAAACATCCGAAGTAGAATCGGTCGAATTGACCTCATCACGCAACGAACGAACAGCCTGCGCAGCAGCCTGAACAACAAACGGAACGCCGAAAACACGCGCAGCGGTATCCTTAAGCGAAACAATAACTTTCATATACATTTGACCTTTACTAAAGAAGTGAAGAAAAGAATTAAGAAAAGTCGAAAGACAAATTAGCGAAACTTAAGGGACAACGCCTCAACAGCAGCCAACTCCTTACCAAAAGCCTCCGCGACCACAGGCGCGGCAGTCTTCATAGCACGGCGCAAAGACGCCTCATGCAGCCCAAGGGCTGCAACAACACGCTTACGCTCATCAGACGACAAGTCGTCAACCTTAGAAATAGTAGCCATAGTAAAACTCCAGTAAACAGTGCAACAGTGCACAAACGAATAATAACAACAAAAACACAAATAACAAGAAAATAGAATAAATAAATAAGTAGTAGTCGATAGCATAAAACTACCGAGCAAACGCAGCAGATGCGTTTAAAAGTGGGGGCCATTGGCCAACCCACATAGACATGGGCTAAGACGCCCATACCCAAATAAAAAAGGGTGCACGAAGCACCCTAATACCCTGTTTAACAGGAAACAATCAAGTACCGGAGGCTGGCTCCGGCACAACACGAACAGACACCGGCTCTGGAGGCTTAACGGGATCTTTGAGAAGACCCAATTTAGTAGCCTCGGCACGGTTGTCATCGTCATCCAAAAACGCCATAAAGCGACCGGGATCGTTACCAAAACGCGCCCGAATCTCAGCCGGAACACGCAGGAATTCCTCCTGCGAAGCACGAACCAAATTCATAGCACCATGAAAATCAACCACATTGGTAAAATCACCAGACTGGGGCATGTCAAAATCACCGGGAAGCTCACCCGTAAGACCAAAACGACGGACGATCGTATTAATATCCGTCTCATCACGCGCAGATTGAATCGCTAATGACTCATCATCACAACGCAAACCAGAGGCCTCAGAGGCCTCGTCCATATCATAGTTATATGGAGAACGCAGAAAAACTTTAGACATATTACCTCCGAAAAATATTCCACAACAAACGAAGAAAAGGCTCTAACGCGCCGACAGTCTTACCCAATTCACCAAACGACTCAGCCGCGCGAACATCAACAGCAGTAAGAGAAGTTTGCTCACGCTGTAACTTCTCCAATTGCTCCTTAACAGCCAACTCAGCAGCCATCAAAGCAGGTTTAAACTGCTCAACCGTAGTTTGAGACCGCATCAAATCAACAGAAGCACGGAGCTGATTACCAATCTCTGTCAAATTCCAATTCTGTTTAACCAGATTCTGAAACTCTTGCCCAAGATTCTTAATAACTGCAAGACCTTTATCGTTATCAGTACGCAAATTGACAATCTCTTGACCGATACGACCGACCGTCGCTTCCGCCAACTTAGCACTAGAGCCAGACTGCACAGCAGAAGCAATATTTGCTACATGCTTAGACGTGTCAGCATACGGATTCTGAGCGGTATAACTAACCCCCTGAGGAGAAGAACCCGGGCTCTGAGTATAAGCCAACATAGGATTCAAACCAGCCGCCTTCATATCGGCAACTTGCGTTTGATAACGCGTAGCATATTGCTGCGCCGAAAACGTCTGAGCAGCTTCCGCAGCATGACGATTCTGCGCATTAGTATCAATGCCACCACCAATCTGCGCGCCTACAGCAGCACCAGCGGGACCTCCAAAGAGCCACCCCGCACCGCCGCCAATTAGACCGCCTAGACCGCCTAAATCCATGATCAGAAATGGTCAATCAAACCGGGAACAGAATACAACGGCATAGGACGAGCAGTAACACATTTGAAAAAGGAATCAAAAATGAACTGTTTACCATTAGCCGCAGCACCAACAGCGACAACCCGATCAACCGGAGGAGCAGACTGAATGAATGTATTATTCAGAGTAGGCAAAGCCGTAAATTTTTGGGCCAAATGCCACGGATCAATAGTGCCGGCAGCAGTAGAGCGGAACAAACCGGAAATACGAGAAGGTAGATAACGATACTCGGCCCAACGTTCCTGATAACCAAAAACATTCGCATCCGAAGCGCCGCCCGTAACATAAATCTCTTTGTTCAGAACGGCCTGCTCGCCCAACATAGCGAACGCAGGAAAATAAAAATCGTAACGGGTCGAGCGTGACCACATCTTATGGAGACCCTGCTGATACGTCAAATCAGCATCAACACACACTAAACCGATAACAACGCCATGCTCAGTAAACGACTGACTAAATCCATGCCCAGAAGATAGCGCAGTACCGACAGCAGCCAACGTACCAAGAGGCGCAGTAGTACCAGACGCACCGGTGCCAGAGGCTTGAACGATAGGATTGATGTTTACTGGGGTAACACCCCCGCCGAGATACTCAGGACGTTGTAAACGTGCATCAGGAGAAACAACACCAAAATGGGAACGAACAATCTCAGTATATCGAGTACCCCCGCGAGCATCGCGTTCCAAAAGCTTCTGAATCTGAAACGACTGACGAAGCTGATTAATAGTAGCAGCCGTAGCCACAGAAAGGTCAGCATATAAATTATAGCGAGTGTTAGCCACAGTAACGGCAGGGACGCCAGTACCACCAGCAGTAGAAGCCCATTGCGGATTATTAGAACCATCAGTATACGCAGCGACCCAATTACCAGTCAAGTTCGCAACGTTACCCGTAAGCGTCGGCCCATACTTAATTGGCGCAGACGTACCAAGGGGAAGCGTAACAGCAGTGCCGCCCTTCTGAGGCCAAGGAAGGCACGAAGTAAAATAATCAGGACGTTTACCACGCCGCAAAAGAACATAATTTGCCGACGGCGAAGCATCCGGCCCATCACCTTTATCAACAACGACCGAATTTTGCAAATTCTCATCGCGGAACCACTCATTCCAAATGAGATTATACGCACGAGTAAAAAAGGCACAATGTGAAACAGTATTCGCGCCAAGCATTGGCGTAGTAGGCAAACCCATGTAATCCTGTAAAGAATTCACCGCGTAACCACCCGCAGGAGACACTTGCTGAGGAACGACATAAGAAATAGAATCAGCCGGGTTATCTTGCTCACCCATGAATTTTTTCCAATTCGTCCACACAAGACGATTAGGAACGAAAAAAAAGAAGCTCGAAAGCTTCATATTGTCCATAACCGGGAAAAGCGGCGTAGACAGCCGAGCAAACGCCGTCATGCGCAGATTAAACGTGTCGCCGGGCAACACCTCATCCACAAATACCGGGATCAAATAGCCAGCATCAAACGTCGTTTTGTGCGTAAATTCACGATCAAACGAAGCGCGAGGAATATCAGCCTTCGGAATCATCGCAAAGCGATGGGGATCAACCGAACGATTCTTATGCATCATAGTCATTACAAACTCCTTTTTAACATACCAGAACGCGCAAGCTGCACAGTCTCCTTAACGTGCAAACGCGCGACAGAATTATCAGGCATATTGTTTTCAGCATCAAGCTCACGCTGGGCAACAATATCAGAAAAAACTCCCGGATTCTCCTTTTCAAACAAAACATCATAATACGAAGGAGGCTTTACTTTCGTACCATTCACAATAACATAATCACGAGGATAAACCTCAGCCTTGTACTTCTCAAGCCAACGTTTACCGACAGCAGGCTTCAACGACATACGGTTAAACTCCCGAACGCGATCAATAATCTCACCATCCTCCGTGATAGTCTCATAATGCGCCTTGGCGCGATCGCCGTTGACCTTCTGCACACAATACCGCGCAATATACGCGGCAGACGCAAAGGTTACAGAACCGCACGAAGAAAGACCATGAGGCCACAACTTAGCCAGAAGCTCAGACGTGTACAGCTTCGAACCATCAGATGATTTTTTGAAATAGACCTTATCCGGAAAATCAAAACCAAATATGCAAGCATGATAGTGAGGGCGGGATAATTGCTCACCATACTCACCCCCACAATAAAACGTTACCTTCCCGGTAACTTTCCGCAACCGCTTCATAAAAAGCTGAAAATCACGGTAACACAACGAACCACCCGGCGGCATCGAAGCATCATCATAAGTTAGCG